GAAGACCTTGGTTCGATGCTGGATGGGGTTCTAACGGGGTATGTGGCGAGGATGTGTACTTTTGCGTCAAGGCTGGTTCTGAGGGCTTTCAGACGTATGTAGACCATGAATTATCGATGCACATTCTGCACATTGGCACTTACGAATACGGTTGGAAAGATTTTGAGCAGCTAGAGGAATAACATGGCATTTACGAGCTATAGCGATCTAAAAACTACGATAGCTAATTATCTGGCTCGTAGCGATCTATCTACGGTCATTCCTGACTTTATTCGATTAGCCGAAGAAAGACTCCGCAGAGAGTTAAGAATTCGGCAAATGTTGGTCGTTGCTACGACAACTACTACAGGGGGCAACTCTAAGATTGGGTTGCCTTCTGACTTTTTGGAAATGCGTGACATTCACTTGGATACCAATCCGGTGACGAGCATTTCTTACAAAAGCCCTTACGACTTCTATTCAACTGCTCCGACTACGGAAAGTGGTAAGCCGCTGTTCTATACGGTCTTAGCGACTGAGATTCAGTTTGCCCGTATTCCAGACACAGCCTATACGGTTCAAATGCTCTATTACGCTAAGCCTACGTTGCTGAGTGACTCAAATGCCAGCAATGTATTCCTAGCGAACTGTCCTGACGCACTGCTTTACGGTGCTTTGGCTGAGGCAGAGCCGTATCTGATGAACGATAACAGAATCCAGATTTGGGCTAGTCTGTATGATAGGGCAATAAACTCAATTTCTACCGCAGATCAAGCAGGTGAGTACAGCGGTCAACCTATGGCAATGTCTTATTCGTGAGGTAAATCATGGCAGAGATGTCGAATTATCTGGAAAACGCTCTCATTAACGCAACTCTGAGGAATACGAGCTATACAAGCCCTTCAACGGTTTATGTCGGTCTGTTTACGACTGATCCGACTGACGCTGGCACAGGCACAGAGGTATCTGGCGGTTCCTATGCTCGTGTTGCTGTGACGTTTGGTGCGCCTAGCAATGGCGTTAGCACAAACAGCGGTGCGGTTGAATTTGCACAGGCTACGGCTTCATGGGGTACTGTGACGCATATCGGTATTTTGGATGCGCTAACAACAGGAAACCTGCTCTATCACACAGCCTTAGATGTTAGTAAGACTATTGATAACGGCGACATTTTCAAAATTGCTATTGGTTCGTTGTCAGTAACTCTAACCTAAGTTATGCCAGCATCCGTATGTGGACCGTTTACGCTTGAGCAGTTAGACCTATTCAATACGTCTATCGATGCTCTTGCGTTTTCGCTTGATAGCAGCGTTTGGACTGATCCTAACGTCTGTGTTCTATACGGTGATGCGTCTGTAAGTGGGTTAGCTACAGTTTCCTGTGTTGGCTCGATAATAAAGACAGCCACAGCAGCTATTACTGGTACTGCAACAGTTACTGCTAATGGTGCGTTAGTTATCCTAGCAAGTGGCTCTGTATCTGCGAGTGCTAGTGTTTCTTGCGATGCAATAAAAATTATTAGCGGTGCTGGAAGTATTGTAGCTACGGCAACAGTTTCAGCGATTGGCGGGAAATTAGCGTCTGGATCGGCTGCTATAACTGGTAATGCTACTGTTAGCTGCCTTGGTTTGGCTGTTTATAGCGGCAATGCGAGTATTTCTGGCTCTGCTGTTGTTGATTGTTTTGCGTTACGTCTTAGGTCTGGTGCAGGTCAGATTTCAGCGTCGGCAACGGTTAGTGCTGATTCAGTAAGAATTCGTCAAAGTGGCGCAAGTATTGATGGCGAGGCTACAGTTACGGCACTTGGTGGTGTCTCATACTCTGGCAATGCAGAAATACTTTGTGAAGCAACTGTAACGGCGTTAGGTGGCGTTATTTACAGTCAAGCAGCGTCTATCAATGCAATGGCAACTATTGCTGCTTCTGGTTCTATTATTGGTTCTGAATGGGGTGATAGTACGAGCCAAAGCTCAACATGGCAGACAGCTAGCGATCAGGCAGATTCTTGGACTAAAGTTTCTGAAACTTCAACAAATTGGACTGACCAGACTCCTATTACACAGGGATGGACTAATCAAACAGCAGCATCAGACGGTTGGTTGAGGCAATAAATGGAAAAAACAAAGATTACATTCGGTGAGTGGTTGCCAGATCAGCCGGGGGTTACTGGCGCATTAACGCAAGCAGAGAACTGTATTCCTGTTGCTAACGGTTATGAGGCTGTTCATAACGAGGCAAATCTAAGTTCTGCTGTTGCAGATACTTTGCTAACAACATTTGCAGGTAAGTTTGCTGGTGTCTCTACGCTATTTGCGGCTAGTTCTCAGAAAATATATAAATACAACGGTACGACGATTGCTTTAGACCCTATCAATACCACAGGTTATACGGCAACAGAATCATGGGATGTGACGCAGTTCGGTTCCCGGATGATTTTGGCTAATGGCAAAGAGAAATTACAGTCTTTCACGTTAAATATCAGTACGGCATTTTCTGATTTAGCGGCTGCTGCGCCTACAGCTAAGTATGTTGCTGTGGTTAGAGACTTTGTAGTGGCTGGAAATGCAGCTAATTTTGAGAATAAACTGTATTGGTGCGACATTAACGACCCGACAGACTGGACTCCAGCAGCGACATCTCAGGCTGATACGCAGGTTATCCCTGATGGTGGCGATATTATGGGGATTACTGGAGGTGAATTCGGTATTGTGTTGCTAGAAAGCGCAATTTACCGGATGAGCTATGTTGGCAGCCCGTTATTTTTCCAATTTGACGCTATTTCTAGGTCACAAGGCTGCTTATCCGCTGGAAGTGTGGCGCAGTACAAGAATCTCACTTATTTCCTCGCTAACGATGGTTTTTATGTGTGTAATGGTCAGTCTGTGGAGTCGATTAGCTCGCAGAAGATAAATAAATGGTTTTTTGATAATGCGCTGGTGAATGATATTGACCAAATGTCATCAACAGTTGACCCAATTCGAGAGCTAATTATCTGGTGTTTCCCATCACAGGCTGGTGGGAATATGCTGTTGTTTTACAGTGTGCCGCTAAATCGTTGGTCTTATGCGTTTACTAGCGTTAAATCGATTGCTGTAACGATTACTCCGTCAGTTACGCTAGAAGCGTTGGACAATTACAGCATTTCTATTGATGCTCTGACAGTTTCGCTAGATGATCGTCAATGGGCGGGCGGTAGCCCGATATTTTCAGGCGTTTCTGGTGGCAGAGTTGTCACATTCTCAGGAACGAACAAGACTGCATCGATTGTGACTGGCGATGTTGATATAGGCAGGTCTGTTATCACATTAGCAAGACCTATTGTTGACAATGGTAGCGGTAGTGTTGCTGTTGCTGCTAGAAACCTGCTATCTGACGATATTACGTTTACCGATCCGGTAGCTGCTGATGCTGAGGGTCGTTGTTCTATTCGTCGTGCTGGTAGATATATCCGGGTTGAGACTATCCCTACAGGGGATGATTGGAAAACTGCTGTTGGTGTCGAGGTTGACGTTGTAAGGCAGGGTGCAAGATGACACAGTTTCGTTCCCTTCCTCCGTTTGGTGGTGACGAACGTGCTGTTGCCGAGGTTGTGCGCGGCATTATGGATGGCAAGACGAATAACACAGGCTTGCTTACCTTAGCGACTGGCAATGCTATTACGACTACCCTGTACGACGAGCGTATAGGCTACGACAGCCTGATTTTCTTTATCCCTGTATCTGACGCTGCCGAGGCTGATTCGGCTCCTTATGGGGCGTTTCAGGACTCTACAGACCAAACGGCTGCGAACACAACCACAGCCTACGCAGTTACATTTAATACAACAGATTATTCCAATGGCATTTACCTTTCCAATAGTTCTAGGCTAAACGTCAGGAATTATGGAATTTACAACATCCAGTTTTCATTCCAATTTAAGAATACGACTAATGATGGTCAGGATGTAGATATTTGGTTCCGTAAAAATGGATCGGATGTGGCTGCTTCTAATAGCCGTTTCCACATGCCAGCAAGGAAAAGCACTGGCGATCCTAGTCACCTAATTGCCGCGATGAATTTCTTTATAGAATTAAACGCAGGTGATTACGCTGAAATCATGTGGAGAACTACAGATACAGGCGTATCGTTAGAGCAATATGGCACTAGCACAAGTCCTACACGTCCAGCAATTCCTAGTGCTATCGTTACGGTGTCTTATGTAGCACCAGCGGCAACGTCTAATCTTTACGTTTCAGATAGGCAACAAGGGTCGGCAACTGTGACGCATTGGGCAAACAGTACGGCAGACAAAACTTACGGATACATTATCGTCGGATGAGTGATTTCAAATATATCGAGCCTGACCAACTCAGACAGTGGTGGATGAGCGTCAAGCCCGGATTAGAGGAAATAAAGAAGCGTAGTCCTGAAAACTGGATTGTTGAGGATGTGTACGCAGATTGCTGGAATAGAAAGTCTTTTCTATTTGTAGCACTCAAGGATAATCATTTTGTTGGCTTTTTTGTACTACAGCCAATTGAGCAGAAACTCCAT